GTTCCGCGTCAGTGCGGAAAGACGGTGATCGCAGAGTTGCGGGAACTGGTCGGCTTGTTTGTGTTGGGGGAGCAGTTGCAAATCCACTCCGCACAGTTGTTTAGTACTGCTAAGGAATCTTTCTTGCGCCAGGTGGCGCGGATCAGAAGGTGCCCGGACTTGATGGCGATGGTGCATAAGTTCCGCACTGGTAATGACAATGTTTCCATCGAGTTGAAGAACGGCTCCCGCCTGATGTACCAGGCGCGGGGTAATGATCCAAGCCGTGGGTTCTCCGCAGACCTTGTGGTCTACGACGAGGCTTACGGTTTGACCGCCGAGGTGATCGCAGCGTCGATGATGACGCTCTCCGCACGTCCGAATCCCCAGATGTGGTACTGCTCATCCACAGGTATGGAAGATTCGGAATTTTTATTTCGCGTGCGTGAGCGCGGGTTAGATCGCGCTCCCCGGCTAGCTTTTTTTGAGTTCTCCGCTTCGCCTGGGTGCGATCCGAAGGACAAGGAGGAGTGGTACAAGGCGATACCAGCACTTGGTATCCGAATCGAAGAGGAATTTATTGAGTCGGAGGGCCATGCCCTTGACTGGGGGAAGCAGTTTTGCCGTGAACGCCTTGGTTTGTGGGCGGATACGGCGATGCGGGACGTTATCCCGTTGGATTGGTGGCAGGCGTGCGGGGATGAGGATTCACAGATTGCCAGCACTGAGATTATTGCCGCGGTGGACATTTCTCCGTTCCGCGACCGGGCTTCGGTAGCTGTTTGCGCCCTATCTGAGGATGGCCGAAGGCAGTTAGAGGTCATTCATAGCGCCAAGGGTACGAATTGGGTGGTCGATTACGTCCGGAAGCTCTACATGTCCACAAATTCCCCCCAGAAGGTGGTTATTCAGGGCGGTGGTGCGCCTGGATCGTTCATTGCGCCCCTTCAGCAGGAGGGGATCGACCTTATTGTGTTGGGTTCGTCCGAAATTGGGCGTGCTACGGGGGAGTTCCACGACGCAGTACGAGACAAAGTAATAGTTCACCTCAATGATCCGACCGTTACGGCGGCGTTCAAGAACTCGACCCGGTACAGCATCGGGTCTAAAGAGGGTGGCAGCGAAAGCCCAACGTGGGGTTTCGCCCGGAAAGACGCTTCAGCTGCCGATATAACACCCATAGTTGCGGCGTGCTACGCCCACTACGGTTTGAGCAAATACCTCGCTGAGAGGGCCATTGAAGAGGCTAAAAAGCCCCCCGGAGCGCACATGAACGCCCCTATCGGCGGAAGGATCTGGTAAATGCCCGAAATTCTTAATCCACCCCCTTATGGGGGTAGCGATCCGGTTAGGAACGCGGTTTTTGCGCCGCCAGCCGGGGAAACCGGCCAGAAGCTGGCGACCTACATCAGTAACGAAGTTTATCCGAAATGGCATAAGGAAAAAACGCGCCTGGACAAGCTGAGTGGCTGGATGGATGGCCGTCAGCCATATTCGGTGCGGGTTGGCCCCAGGGATTTGGAAAAGCGGTCGCTGCTCGATCTGTCGCGTTCACCGTGGCTGGGTTTGGCCGTATCGACGTTCGCGCAAGCCATGTATGTGGATGGCTACCGCTCACCGGACACTCGGGACAACTCACCGGCCTGGGACATTTGGAACGCGAATAACTTTGCGGCACACCAGATTTCGGTACACAGAGCAGCAATCGGGTACGGCTACTCCTTCGTTCGCGTGCTACCCGGAGAGGACTACACCGGACGGTCCATGCCGGTAATCCGCGGACTCAGCCCGAAACGTGTCTTTGCGATGTATGAGGATCCGGTCGGTGATGATTTCCCGACGTGGGCGTTGGAGTGGCTGCCTGACAACAAGACGTGGCGTTGGTACGACGAAAACAGCTACCACGAGTTTGAGAACCCTAACCTGGACGGCAAGTTCTCCTACACAAAAACGGTTGACCACGGGATCGGGGTCTGCCCAATTGTCCGGTATGTGAATCAGATGGACTTGGAGGGCCGCTGTATCGGTGATGTGGAGCCGGTGATCGCCGTTGCCGCCCGTATCGACAAGACCGACTACGACAGACTGTTGGTTCAGCACTACAACTCGTGGAAGGTTCGCACCGCTACCGGCCTTGAGCAGGCCGATGATGATGCGAACCGCGCCGACGATAAGCGCAAGCTGGCCCAGGAGGACATGCTGGTGTCGTCCGATCCCAACGTGACGTTCGGATCGCTGCCGGAAACCAACATGGCCCCCTTCATCCAGGCCCACGAGAGCGACGTTGAGGCGTTGTCGGCAATGCTGCAACTCCCGTCGCACTTGTTCACCGGCAAAGTTGTCAATGTGTCTGCTGAAGCGTTGGCCGCTTCGCGTGCGCAGACGACCCAGAAGTTGTTGGAAAAGCAGACCAGTATGGGTGTTTCGCACGCCAGGATGCTTCGTCTAGCTTCGGCAATTGCCGGGGATACTTCCGCGGCGCGGAATTTTAATGCCCGAATTTCTTGGCAGGATGTTGAGGTTCGGTCGCTGGCGCAGGCCGCGGATGCTTACGGCAAGATCGCTCAACAGCTTGGCGTTCCGAAGGAGTTCCTGTGGCGGTTCATTCCGGGCTTTGACGCAACGGATGTTCAGGAAATGCGGGACATGGTTCTGGATGATGATCCGCTGACCAGCTATCTGCGTGACGAGTTCGCGCAGAACCTTCTTCCCGGTACCGCGGAGGAGATGCACAAAGTTGAAATCGAACAGGCCAAGGCTGGTATCAAGGCTAAGAAGAAGCCCACGGAGAACACAAATCAGTTTGTTCAGGATGCGTCAAGGGCGAACAAGGCAGGCCGCGCCCTTCCCTCGCAAAGCCCACCGTTCGATCATTCCCCCGGCACCGGACAATAGGTTGATTTCCCATGGATATGGTTTCTCACCATCACGAGGAACAGAAGCATATTGCCCGTTCGGTGGTTATAGAGCTTCATCCGGCCTGGGAAATACTCGACTTCCATGACCTTAAGAGGACTTCCACGCCATGGCTGAAAATTGCTCGACCTATCGTGGTGAAAGCATTCCAGAAAAGCCAGAATGTAGCTGTGGAGTTTGTCAAAAACTATCGGAACGCCCAATTAGGGGACTCCCAGGATATGGACTTCGCCGCCCCGGATTTAGACCGTCAAACGGCCCTGAAAATTATGACTTCGATGACGGTGACGGGTCCAGTGTGGATGGCGAAAAGAAGCCTTCCAGGTATGGATTTGAATACGATTCCCCAGATCCGCAGGGATGGGTTCAGCAAGTCTGTAGGTGCCGTGACCAGGCTCGTACTCAACGGGGGGAGGGGAGTGGTACTGGATCTGGTACAACTCGACCCACTTGCCAAGGGAATTGCCGCAATAGCAGATCCGGACGCCTGTAACGGATGCCAATTCTTGACAACTCCAATAATGAAATCGGAGGGGTTAAAGCGAATGGCCGCTGTTTCCGTGGGGCATGATTTCTGCACTTGCAGTGCAATTCCTGTCTATTAGCTATAATCTGCTACACTATTATTTAGTAGGGTTAACTATTCCCTTGAAAGACATTTAGATGACTGATTACAAGCCACCTAGCGCGGTTCGGGCTGAAGCCCGTCGCGCCCTTGCTTGGATTAAAGAGGGTCATGCCGGTGGAGGGTTTACCGCCACCGGTCGTGGTCGCGCCGCTCAACTCGCTCGCGGTGGGGCGGTCAGCCGGGAAACCATTGGCCGTATCGCCAGCTATTTAGCGAGGCATGGGGTGGACAAGAAGGGCAAGGGCTGGTCCCCAGGTAGTGAGGGGTATCCATCACCGGGCCGTGTTGCGTGGGCTGCGTGGGGCGGCGATGCCGCGAAGTCGTGGACCGCAACTATCCTCAAATATCACGACGACGGGGAACATCCCAAAGCTTAACGCCCGAAATGGGCGGATTGGTACACGCACGCCATTAAAGTTGCGGAAGGAATGGAAATGCAAAACGATATCGAAGAAATTGCTGTCGAACTAGCCGATAATGTTTCGGAAACCATTTCGGATTCGCCTAAGCCTGCACCTCCGCAGCCTGTGGAGGACGAGTCTGATGAAAAATTCATATCGCAAACTGAGCTTGATCGCATCTTGCAAAAGCGATTAAAGCGACAAGAAGAGCAGTTGCTAAAAAAGTATTCCGACTACGAACAAAGACTGGAAGAGTCGGAGTCATTTAGAAAGCTTCAGGATGAAAAGTCCACCGACGCTGAGCGTTGGGAAAAGGAGCGAAATCATCTCATTTCCTCGCTAGAGGAGAAAGAAGAAAAACTTACCAAGCTCCAAAGGGCAAACCTGATCGCTGACCTTGCAAGCGAAAAGGGATTGCCGAAGAGCTTCTGGAAAAGGGTCCAGGGCGATAACGAGGACGAGATCGCTGATGACATGGACTCTATTATCAAAGACCTGGGCGTGAAAGCCGACAGGGAATCCAGCAAGGATAAGACGCCAAGCACCCCCAAGAGGGGGGCTTTCTACGGCGGCGGTGGCGAGACTGATGACCCTGATCCTGACACCGATTCCATTGTCTCAAAAATCCCGCGTGGGCCACAAATTCGTGTGGATAAACCTCGCAATTACAATTAAGGAATAACTTACAACTATGGCTAATACCTTTCTTAAGCCGACAGTTGTGGTGGACACCGCGATCAAGCTTCTGCAACGCGAAATCATCCTCCCGCAGCTGGTTTGGCTCAATGGCCTTGGCGATTTTTCCGGAAAATACAACGATACGATTACCATTCGCGTTCCTGCCCGTACAACGGGTCGGTCGCGTACCTTCCGTGGTACCGGATCTGCTCGTAACCTTGTTACTGAGGATCTGTCGGAGAACGCCATTGCGGTCACGCTCGACCGCGATGTGTACCACGCTGTCGCGCTCACCGATGAAGAGTTGACGCTCGATATCCACGACTTCGCCGGTCAGGTTCTGAATCGTCAGATCCGCGCCGTTGCGCAGAAGATGGAGGACGGCCTCGTTGAGACGATGCAGGGTGCCAACTATGCGCAGAACAACATGCAGGTCAGCACTACCGAAGGTAACCTGTGGCCCTCCATCGTTGAGGCACGCCGGAAGCTGAACGACAAGTTCGTTGACCGTGCCGGTCGCGTCCTCGTTGTTGGCTCTGCCGTGGAAGCCGCGTTCCTCAAGGATGCTCAGTTCAACCGTTACGATGCCACTGGCGATTCGCCCAACACCGCTCTGCGTGAGGCAATCATCGGTAACGTCGCAGGGCTGAATGTTGTTGTCTCAGACGCACTTCCGCACCAGGACGCGTTCCTGTTCCATCCGACTGCGTTCATCATGGCGACCCGCCCCCCGGCCCCGCCGCGTGGTGCAAGCTTCACCTCCGCTGCTACCGCAGCTGGTTTGGCTATCCGCTGGCTGATGGACTACGACTACAGCGCGACCACTGACCGTTCGCTGGTTGACACTCTGGTTGGCTACAAGGCGGTGTCCGATCCGGTTGACGGTTTCGTTCGCGCCGTGAAGCTTCACCTGACCTCAACCGCGATCACCGTGTCCGGTACTGCCGCTGTCACCGCCGCTGCTGGCGCAAGCCACACTTCGCAGCTTTCAGCATTCACCAACTACGGTGACGATGTAACCAGCAACTCGGCTGTCACCTGGGCTTCTTCGGCAGCTGCGAAGGCGACCGTTTCCACCACCGGTCTGGTGACTGGTGTTGCCGCTGGCACCACTAACATCACCGCAACCTATGACGGGGTTACTTCGGCAACCTTCGCGGTGACCGTTACCTAAATGTCTTTTTCTGACCCGCTGGCGGATGTGGCTGATTTAGCCACTTTCATGCGGACCACTTTTAGTGGCCCGGAAGAGGATCAGGCCATCCTGGTTCTCAAGGTAATCAGCGCGTGGGTGCGAACCCTTGGTCAAAAGAACTGGAACAACACGGATCTCCTTCCGCCAGCTGATGTGGTCGGGGTTGTACTTTCGGCTTCCCGTAGGGAACTGTCCAACCCCGACCGCATCATCTCGGAATCTATGGGTCCGGTTTCGGTTACCCGGCTGACGGTGCCGGATGGCTTTTTCACCAGAGGTGAGATGGCTATCCTCCGGAAGAAATCTTCCGGCTCGATGTATACGATTGGGTTCCGCCGCGAGGACGACCGTTGGGCCGTGGGCTACATCCATATGACCTACGACCTGACCGATGAGCCGTTCCCTTATTTCGATCAGTGGGATCCCGGCTACTGGGGGACCATCAATCCATGAGGCTCCGCGGGGGGCACACCATTGAGGTGTATCGAACAAGCGGTAGGGACCGGTTCGGAGATAGCGAACTGCAATCCGTTGGATTCATAGAACATGTACTGGTTCAGTGGACTGGCGCACAGTCTATGAGTTCCGGCGAAGAAGTGGAGTTCATGTCCACTGTGATTTATTGCCCTCGTGATGCCGCGGTCAAGCTTCGGGAAAAAGATCGGTTCAAACTGATGGGCGAATGGTGGGCGGTGATTGGTGATCCCATTTGGGATGAAAACCATCCGATTACCGGCCACAATTTTGGTTATTACGTTATGCAAGCTGAGGTGATGGCCTGATGCCGGAAAATCGTCTTTATCATGTTGCCGATAAATGGGCACTTGATATTCCGATCCCTAATCCGGGTTTGCAGGAATGGCTTAACGGCCCGGAATGTCAAGCCCAGCTGATAAAGATCACCGGAGAAATTTTTGACTTGTACGTCAACGTCCTGCCCGTAAAAAGGGGAGTTCTAAGAAAAGGTGCTGGGACTAAAGTTAAACGTGCCGGTGTACCTGGGCAAACCGAAAGGTATCACGGCTGGGTAATCAACCGCGCCCTAAGCTATAAGCCAACAAAAGGTCAGCCTTACCCCAGGTTCATCGAGTATGGAAAAGCTAACGTCGGACTCCCCGAAGGCTATCGGGCTATAAAAACAAAGAAGGGCCTTCAGGTCAGGGACGCCAAGGGCCGCATTGCCAGCAAGAGCCTTTATCAGAAAACCGGAAAACGGTCAAAAGCTGGTTGGCAATTGCGGTGGGCAGCTGAAACTGTTGCAAACCGTCGCATCACCGCCGCCGCCGCACTTGCTCTAGGTGGGGATTCCGGTGCCGGTACTGAACATCATCAGGCTCGCCCCGCGGTCCCAAGGCCGCCAACTCCTCAGCAACGGACTTCACGAGCCACGATGGAATTGACTAAGGCTCCCACTAGACGGAATCTTACCGAAAGGGAAAGGGCCGATTTGCGAGC